TATAATCGTTTTATATTAGATTACGATGGAGCTACTAAAAAAGCTACTATAGAACAAGTTTTACCTAATAACCCTACAGTAGGTACAGATACTTATAAAATAATTGGGATACCCCATTATAGAGGAATTGTACAAGCAGTTGATACAGCTAATAAAACAATTACTTTACAAACCTATACTACCCAAATAGATTTTTATAATAATTTCGACATAATCATAGGAAATGAAAGAAAAAATATTACAGATTACGATCAAACTAATGGTAAAATAACACTTGCAACAAATTTTAACACATCTATTGTAACCGGAACTACTGTTTACAGAATAGTAGAAAATGAAAGTGATAAATATGGAGATAGTGGTTTGTGGAAATTAATAAGTACTACTGCTGGGGATGAAAATATCGTAACGAGCAATGGTTATACTAATTTAGCAGGTACTACTAAAACTGTGGGTGTAGATCAAACAGTTGGTTATAAAACCTTAGAATTTTCACCTAGGGATGATAACTATACCGGTACAAAAGCTACTATAGACACAGATAGACAATTATTTTTAGCTATACTTAGGAAAACTAATGGAGATCCATTGACGTACCCTCATACTTTCACTAAAAACAATATTTTCTTGAACAATAATTTAAAAGGTAAAGGATACAAAACTGGTGATCAATTTTTACTTTCTAATGCAAGTGGTAATGAAATTACAACTATTTCTATTACAGCTGATGCTACAGGTCAGATAACAGATTTGACGATTGTTAATGGTGTAGAACACACAGCTGCTCCTACTATTTTACAATCTTCATGTGTAGGGAAACTTTATGTTCCACAAGGAGGTTCTCAAACAAATTCTGGACATTATATAGTAGGAAGGTATTATTGGAATTATAAACAAATGATGACATTTTCAAAAAGATATACATGGGTATTACAACTTGGACAAGGAGAAGATTATGATGTTATATCTCTTCCTGGTACTTATACTACAAGTGACTTACCTAATACAGAAAGAAATCAATATCCATTTATTTATCCTCAAGACCCTACTTATCAATGGTTTAATAGTACTGATACTCCAAGAGGTAATTTTTGGCAAAGAAAATTAGAGTTTGCTGTACAAGATCCAGGCATACCACATTTAAGACCTGGAGCTATTATAAGATTAGGTGTTTCTGGTAATCCTCGTTTTGATTATCCATTAAAAGAAACAACACAACCTTCACATGTAGTTTTCTTAGAAACTTTGTACTATAGGATGATAGGTGAGAATAGAACTTCAAATTTAGAAGAAGAATTTATGATTGATGATTTTACAGGTGCTTCTTTAGGAGTTTCTGAAGAATCTTACTATACTACGGGGGAAAGAATAGAAGAACAAAATTGGTATAATGGATTTAATAATACTTTTATTCAAAATGCGGTAGTTGAAAACGTAGTTATTGATACAATTAAATACTATCCTCTTATTTATTATACTGTTGACGTACATCCATTAGATTTCGATAATCGTTTTTGGTTTTATGAAGATTATACTATAACTAATAGCGAAACATGGAATTTAACAGTATATCCTCCATGGAATGATTTTGAACCTGGAGATAGAATTACTCCTAATCTTTCACAAAATAAATTAATTTATAAAACACCTAAATTAAGTCTTACGGAAACAAATCTTTGGGTAGATTACATTTATTTAGATACCGAAGAAAGAAGAAGATTTACAGATAATACTCATGAATATTTAATAGAACAGCTACAGTTTAGAACAGGAATTTATGAAAAAATAACGACTGTTCCTAAAACCAGACAGTTTTTATTAAACGAATTAAGTTTTACGGTAAAAGAATTGATATGGGCTTTTCAAGACCGTCAAAATTGTGCTTCACAAGGTCATTTTAAAAATGCATGGTTTAATTATGGTATTAACCAACAGTATAATTTAATAACAGCAGATTGTCCTCTTGGAACTAATGGTACTAAGTGGGATGGTAATGATAACGGATTTTTTAGTAATCAACCTCAAAATGAAATAATTATTAGTGGTCATAAAAGAATTAATCCTAGAAGATCTAGTTATTTCCGTTACACACAACCTTATCAACATCACACAAGTGTTCCAGAAAAACCTATATATGTTTACAGTTTTGCTATCAGACCAGAAGAACATCAACCAAGTGGTACTATGAACTTTTCGAGAGTACCTGATGCAAGATTAAAATTCTTTTTAAAAGGATTGAAAACATTAGACCTCAGAAAAAATACTCCGGTATATATATTACTCTTTGCTAAAAATTATAACATATTTAAAATAGAAGACGGAAAAGGAGGAGTCTTATACGGTAATTAAATTATTTTAAAATATTGTTGACTATTAGAAATGGTAAAAGGTTCGACCATACAACTTATTTCTAAAGGTCAACAAGATTTGTATTTAACAGGTACTCCTCAAATAACTTTTTGGAAAATGGTTTACAGACGTCATACACAATTTGCAATTGAAACTATAAGGAATAATTTTAATACTAAACCTGCATTTGGAGAAACTATTATTTCTGAAATTAAACGTTCAGGTGATTTACTGAATAAAATGTATTTAGTTTTAACCTTACCTGCTTTAATCACTAAGGAAATATTCAAAGAAGATCCAAATTCTGCTTATCATCCAAACAATGCCACTGTTCTTCCTGGAGTTATGAGTTATACACAAGCAGCATGGACAGAACATGTAGGAAATGCTTTAGTGGAAGAAGTTAAATTAATAATAAATGATTCTGTAATTGATCATCAATATGGTGTTTGGTTTGATATCTGGCAAGAATTAAGTAATAAGAAGTATAAAAAAGATGCTTTAGATAAAATGTTAGGAACTCAAAAGAAAAGCGAATTACCTTATAATGCATCAAAAGAACAAATTCTTTACATACCTTTACAATTTTGGTTTAATCGTAATATAGGATTATCACTACCTTTAGTAGCACTTACTTATGCTAATGTTAAAATTAGTATTAAATTAAGAAAACTTAAAGATTTAATAATAGCTGTATCTAAAAAAGAGTACGTTCCTGATAATTTATTAGAATGGCCTAATGATAACAGTACTCCTGAAACTGGGATGTATAATTTATCGTTAGCTATACTAAGGGGTAACTATAAACAATTGAAAGTAAGTACTCCTTTAGGAACTTATAAAGGTTCAGGAGATTCTTCAACTGTAAATCGTTTTACATATACTATAACTTACCCTATACCTGGTATACCTGAATTGACAGCAGGTAGTATTATAAGATTAGGTATTACAAGTAATATTAATGACAATAATGTTCCTTTGACGTACGGTACAATACCTCCGGGGATAACAATTACAAATCAAGGTTTAGACAACAGATGGATAGTAATTGAATCTGAGATGGACACTGATACAAATGCTCCTCTTATTACGTATACTTTAACATTAGCTCGATGGAATTTTGCTAAAAATAATTATACAAATGCTAATTATACAGTATCAACTGCTAATGAATGGGATTTACAAATATGGCCTCCAATGATGTCACTAGTGCCTGGTGAGAGAGTGAAACCTTTGTTAAGTCAAAATAATTTACTGTATACAGAACCTGACGTACAAATAAAAAATTGTCATTTAGCAGTTGATTATGTTTTTCTTTCAAGAGAAGAAACAAGAATTTTTTCTGACAATACTCATGAATATTTAATAGAACAATTACAAATGAACAAAGTATCTTTTGGTAAATTACAAACAAAAGAGATAGGAAAACAAATAATTTTAAATTTTAAACATCCAGTTAAAGAATTAGTATGGTTTTTACAAGATGAACAAAATATAGCAACTAGTGGATTTTATCAAAATAATTGGTTTAATTACGGATTCAATGATGGAGGATTGGTAATTTCTACCGATGCTGTTTTAGGAACTAACGGAACTAAATGGGATGGTAAAAATCATGATTTTTTGAGTACGTCACGAGAAAGTGGAATTATAATTAATACACATGATCGTTTTCCTCAAAGAAGAAGAAATTATTTTAGGTATACACAAGCTCAACAACATCATACATGTGTATCTCATAAACCTATTTATGTGTATAGTTTTTCTTTAAGACCTGAAGAACATCAACCAAGTGGAACTCTTAATTTCTCAAGATTAAGTGACGTAAGAGCAAAATTTTTTATAGGTAAAGTTCCTCCTACTGATTTAAGATTAAATACATTAATTAATATGACTATGTTTGCTACTAGTTATAATATATTTAAGATTGAAAAAGGGTTGGGTGGAATTCTTTATGAAAATTAATATTGTGTACTACTAATGGAATTAGTTAAAGAACCTGTGAAAACTGGTGACATTTTATTATTTGATTATCAAGAGGGATGGATCTCATGGGCTATAAAATTCTTTACTAGGAGTAACTATTCACATGTTGGAATGGTAGTAGTTGATCCTCAATTTACAGAAATTCCTTTAAAAGGAGTTTATCTGTGGGAATCAGGAAGAGGATATATACCGGATCCTGAAAATCATCGTTTAAAAACAGGAGTTCAATTAACTCCAATGGAACAAGTTTTTAAAACATTTGAAGGTAAAGGTCATGTTTATTTAAGAAGACTAAAAGCACCTGATGGAATAATAACAGAAGATAAATTAAGGATTGTTCATACAGCTGTACATAATAAACCATATGATATGGTTCCTTTTGATTGGTTAGGAGGAATAATAGGTTATGACCCAGAACCTCAGAAAAATGATAGATTCTGGTGTAGTGCTTTAGTAGGTTTTATATATTCTAAACTAGGGATAATACATCCCAGTATAGATTGGAGTATACTTAGACCATGTGATTTTAGCCCGGAACATGAAAATTTAAGTTTTGTTAATTACTGTGACTTAGATGAAGAAGTTATTCAATTAATTTAAGAGTACGTCAAAATTCTTAAACATTTTTTTAAATGCTTAAGAGTTTTTACTGAAAAAAATTTATTTATTATAAGTAATGGATTTAGTCTTAACAATAATAATTGGACTATTGGTCTTTTATCTTTTTTGTAAAAAAATTTTTAAAAGGAAAATTCCTAGGAAAGAAAAATATACAGATCCAATTCAAGCAGTTATAGATGAAATGAAAACAAAAAATAGTATTGATAGTCTCGGAGAATATTTTTATGTAACATTAAGTGTAGGTTACAGAAATAATGATAGAGTCAAAAAAGCTTATGCGGATCAAGAAGCACAAATTCTATACGGAGACACTCTTGATAAAATTAAAAGCTTTGAAGAACTTGCAAAATTAAACATGTGGTGGAATAAGCAACCTGAAAATATCAGAAAAATACCTTACGTTGTTAAATTTAAAACAACATATGCAAATGGTCTTCGTTTCGCATTCATTTTATCTGATAAAAGTGATAAAGATAGTCTCAAATTACTTTTTGAAAATTCTCCTTTAAAAGAAAACCTAGCTGTCATTAAAGCTTATAACAAAAGAAGAAAAGAGATACTCAAACCATTAGTAGATGCAGCAAAAAAAATTTTACAAGGTACTAACAATAAAGAGCCTGATTTAGATTACTTCAATCAAATTGATGAAGATATACTTGATTTCTCTGAATCCAAAGATTATAAGACTTCCAATTATATTAAAAGTCTAAGAGAATTATACGTTGAACAAATAGGACTACGATTAGCAACATTTACACAACAAGGTAAATCCTCAGCAGACAGTCTTAACGCTAGTGACCAACAAATGGGATATTACGAATGGTTGACCGAACTTGAAAATTATTGGTTAAGATTGCCGGAATGGGTTAGACATTATAACAAAGATAAAAGAAATTCAATGGAAAAAGTATTCCAAGCATCTTTGAAGGTTACTCAATTAAAAGTTTCTCAATTATATACAGCTACTTTAAAATTATTCGCTAAATTAGGACCTTTAACAGATTTCCATAATAAAGTTCCTCAAAGAGTTAAATTATTTCCTTTGTATCAAATGGAATATAAAATGAGATTTGCTGTCATTTATCAAAAAGCAAAAAAAGAAATTCTTAGTGAAATAAAAACAGCAAAAAATAGAAATATATTAATCGACTTTAGACATCGATGTGAACAAGATAGCAGTTTCCAAGGTTTCTTTGGTGTTGGAAGTAATGTACATTCCGATGCACCTACAGTTATAAGTGAATTCTGGACTAAATATGAAAATATAACAATAGAAAGAAAGAAAGAAGTAAAAGATGCTATTATTGCTATTTCTAGTAATACAGACCCAAATATTTCTATATTCTTTGAGCTTCTTAGAGAATGGGAATCGTTGCAAAAAATACCTACTAAAAAAATAACTCAAAATGGTAAAAAAGTAAATGTTCAAGATGATAAATATATTCATTATAACTGGATAACAAGATTACACAAAAACACAGGTCAATATAAAACTACTTTCAAGACAGGGACAGACGATAGAGTAGAATTAGATAAGAAAGATGTGACTGTTTATAATACATATACAGAAGAAGTTGAAAAACATCTCGAAAAAGAATTTGAAAAATTCAAAGCATTATTCAATAATGTAGCAGGAAAAGGTTCTAATGCAGGTTTGAATAATATTACAAATATATTTAATGATAATTATTTTAGAAATTACATATTTAAAAATCAAGGAGTTTATTCATTAATGTATACTAAATTAGTAAATAAATGGAATGAATTATTTACAGATTACGCTGTTGAATGTTTCCCTAAAACTGACCAAACTGTTGACTTCTTAACATATAAAGGAAGATGGGAAAATATTAGGACAAATAAACATTATGACCTTATTTCTTTTGAAAATGTAAATAAAATAGAAGCAGCTTATACAGATAATCCACAAATTAAACAACAAGTAATCACTGAAATTCAACCAATGATTAGTTTAGTAGAATTAGAAGCTTTCATGATTACATTACCTAATAAATTTCAAAATGATTCAGATATTCAAGCAGCTTATGAAACACGTGTTTTAGCCAGTCTTAAAAATGATATGAAAAGTTATGATACTATGGTGTATTTATTAGAATATTGGATGGGATTGTCTAAAATATTTGTTGTACTTCCTAAAGTTAAAGAATTATTTCATGAAGTAGCTTTTGAACTTATGACAAAAGACATAGTTGGAACTAAAATGAACCAAGAATTAGGGACAGAATTTGATAATATTGTGTCTGGTACTGGGTCATGGGCAGTTGATATTGTTGTTGCTTATTGGTTGAGAATCAGAAATTATGACATAATTAAAGATAAACAAGAAATGTATGAAGGATTAATTAAAGATAGAATTAAAAGATTATTTCCTAAAGAATGTAATGATAAAACAAAAGTAAGTACTCTTACTGATTATTGGAATAAATGTGGAAATTTAATTCAAATTAAATATAAATATTTTACTTGGACTCCATTCGTGACTAGGTTAGAAGAATTATATACACGAGATATAGAATCTTTTATACACCCTATACAATATGATAATATTGTTGAATATTGGAGAGCTCTCGATCCCATGGTAAGAGGACAAGATTTTGCATGGGATAAATTCCTTCCTAAATTTGAAAAACTTGTTTCAGCACGATTAGAATCCCTAGTAACTACAAGACAATTAGAAGAACAAATTTGGAAACACAAAGACTTATTAAAATATAGTTCTAAAATCGTAGAAAATTACGGAAAAAAAATGAATGAATTAAGAATAAGAGAAGCAATGGCTAGAAATGTAGCCACTCTTACTGGTAGAGGAGAATGTCCAGGGGAATTTCCTTATGCGTATAATAAGGATGATAGATATTTACCAGATAGTTGTTGTAAACATGATCCATATATTAATAGACCTATAGGAGAAGTTAGTTGTAGTTCTAGAGTAGACTGTAAACATGCTTCTTGTTACATGCACACTACTAAATTTTGTAAAAAAGATGCAGATTGTATGGCTTTCGGTGGAGAAGTAACAGGAGGAGTTAAATGTGATTTAACTAATGGTTCTTGTTTATACTGTCCTGAAGGTAGAAGAAGTCCTGTAGGATCTCCTAAATGTCAATGGGGAGCAACTAAAAAAGATTATAAACATCCGTCTGAAAAGACTTATCCAAAAATAATGCCATAAAATAAAAATAAAAGGATATAAGGAAAAATATTCATACAGATTATAATGAGTGTTCTTCTTTCTACCGAGGTAAATGCAGAAAATGTTGTTATTAATGAAGCCAAGACAGGTAAAACAAGTGGGTTTAAATCTGCTAAAATTAGATACAATCTAGAGGGAAAAGAAGGTCGTTTTTTTTTACAAACTGGTAAAAAAATGAGGATTCCTTTCGGAATTAGTAATAATGAAAAATTTGGAGATGGTACTAAATGGGAAGTACAATTTAGTTTTCAAGATGAAGAAAGAAGTCCAAGTGTTCAGAATTTTCACGAAGCTTTAGATAAAGTTAATAATAAAGTATTACAAACTGTTCAAGAAAATTCACAAGAATATTTAGGAAAAGAATACAGTTTAGAAATGCTAATGGAATTTTTTAAAAATAGTATAAAACAAGCAAAAGACCCTAAATATGCTCCTACTTTCAGAGTACAAGTTCCTTTTAAAGGAGATAAACCTTTATTCACAGTTTATAATGAAAAAGAAGAAGAAATTGATTGGACTCAAGTAGAAAAAGGTTCTACTTGTACTGCAGTTGTTGAAGCTGCACAAGTTTGGATGAGTTCTGGTACAAAACAATTTGGAATTAGTTGGAGACTTTTACAAATGCAAGTCTTTAAGAGTGAACAGATTAAAGGATTTCAAATAAGAAAAGAAACACAAGATATAGATGGAGATGAAAGTGATGACGATGATGATGATGACGAAGAAGATAGTGAAGAAGATTAAAATATTTGTTATTATTAATGGATAAATGTAATGTTTGTAACGTTGAAGTTAATGATTACAATTCTATTTTATTTCCAGAACGAGACCTGAATAGTAGAAAAATATATAGACAATGTTTTCACTGTAGTGATAGTCTTGTTGATTTATTTAACAAAGGAAATATAACAAAATTTATACTGAAAAGAAAAATAGGTTTAAAAAACTGTAAACAATATTAATATGGAGCTGCCACAGGACATTATTAATATAATTTACACTTTTAATGCAGACCATAGAGAAAACATGAAACCAGTCTTAAAAGAAATAAGTAGAGTTTATTTTATAAGAACATATCAAAGATGTATTAACTATCTTGGAACGCTAGATACTTTTAACGTTGTATTTCAATCTATTTTTAAACAAACAGATCATTCTGATTTTATACAAGTTGTTAGAGCAGTTATTGAAATGAAAGATTACGAAGTAAGAAGGCATTTAGATTTTTGGGGTAATTGTATGTGTTGTAGAAAACATATTTTAGATAAACCTAGGATTGCTGAAAATGAATACAATTATTATTATGATCAATTTTCACAATACATTAGAGATGAAGACTTTCATGGACCAACATACTTTTCCGAATCTTCATTCAATAATGAATGTAATTGTATTTGTAGGCATTTTTCAAGATGGATTGTCAGAGCTTATACTAATAACTATTTCATATAAAAATATAATATTAATAATAGTTAAGTATGGAAAACAACAATGATGAATTTCAAGAAGAATATTCAAATAATTTTAATAGTGAAAATATCATGAATTTAATTAGTAACGTAATAAGAGAACCAACACCAAGACCAACTTTTGGGAACGTTTTTGCTCAATTAGCTATGAACATAATAGAAAGAGGTATGATAAGAGAAGCTGAAGCTAGGAGTCTAGAAGAAAATAATAAACCAACAGTAGCTACCGAAGAACAAATGGAATTATTAGGCAATTACCAAAGAGTTACTAAAGAAGAAGTATCTGAAGATAATACGTGTTGTATTTGCTTAGCTCCTTATAAAATAGGAGAAGGAAAAAGAACTTTAGGATGTGATCATTCATTCCATAAAAAATGTATAGATAAATGGTTAACAACGTCTAAAAGTGAATGCCCTATATGCCGTAAAAACCCCTTTGATTAATCTATTACATTTGATAAATTTCTATATACAAAACTTCCAATATTCGTGAGTTCTTTAGACCTTTGAACATCGTCTCCTGAATAATCTTTTTTGTCGTATAATTCTACAAAAGTTTTCATACCAGAAAAAATATTATTCCATCCATCCCTGTCCTCTTCTGGGTATATGCTTAGGTCATGCTCAAAATTACTTAATAAAAATTTGTAATATTTTTGTATTTCATATAAATAATAATAAAGACTTTGAAAATTATTATTGTTTACCAAACCATTGTGTAATCTGCAAAATTCTTCCCAATCTTTATTAACATTAATGTTATCAAAAAGTGAAACTAATTCGTCCATATTACGTTCAGTTAATATTGTTTAATATTAATGAACCGCAAGAGAAGAAGAAGAAACTCAGAAGATGATGAAGACGATGAGTCTCACGTCAAAGTAATTGGTAACAAAATAGTTTTCTACGGAGACGTAACTAATAAAAGTTGTTTTGATATCATAGATGCTTTACACACTGCAAGGAAAAATCTTTGCAATAACCAAGAAAACGAAATCTTTCTACATATATGTAGCCCAGGTGGAGATGTTTATCCTGCATTAGGACTAATAAGTCAAATTGAGAATTTTCCTGTTAATATTACAACAGTCGTAGAAGGGTGCGTAGCTAGTGCCGGGGTTTTAATTGCATTATCTGGAGATAAAAGATTAATGACTAATAATTCTTATATGCTCATTCATGAAATAAGAAGTTCTTACTGGGGTCGTTACAGTGAATGTCAAGATGACCTTGAAAATCAAGATTTACTCATGAAAGACCTGAAAGATTATATCGTAAAAAAAACAAACGGTAAATTGAAAGGTACCGCATTAGATAATATATTAAAAAGAGATCTTCTATGGGACTCTACTAAATGTATTAGTTTAAATCTTGTGGATAAAATAATTTGAAAAAAAAATGTTAGCGACTCTTAATGAATGTCAGACTTTTTATTATAATATTGTGTATAGGTCTAATGATATTTTATATTCAAAGAAAAGAGCCTTTTTCTAATCTTAATAGAGCTCCCAAAGTAGAATTTCCATTCAGAAACATTCAAGACCAAAACGGTAAAAATTTAAATATCATAGCATTAGGTGCTCCATTTAGAAGTGATAAACATAAAGAGTTGTTTCGTAAGTATAAAAAAATGGGATTTCCAATAATCGGGGTCACTAGTTATCAAGGATTTCCAGGTAATATTAGTAATCCTTATGAAGACAAATATTATAAAAATCATAATGACAATTACGTAAATATGTGTAAAGCATGGTGCTATTGTTTTAAAGACTCTTCTTTGTTCAAAGGAAAACCATCCTTAGAAATATCAGAATCAGACTTTACTAATCCTAAATGGTACCATCTAAACGGCAAAAAAAAATATGATTTTATTTACGTCTGTCTCGATGACAAAACTACGAATTGTGACAAAGGATGGCAAAGTTATAATAGAAATTGGAAATTAGCCAAACTTTTAATACCTATTATGTGTAAAAAATATAATCTAAAAGGTATTATTGTAGGAAGAACTAATTGTGGTTTAGAAAAAGAATGTAACGGTAATTTAGAAGTTAAACCATTTCAAAAATATTGGAATTTCATTAAAATTCTTAAAAGTTGCCGTTTTCTTTTTCTTCCTAATATTTACGATGCATCCCCTAGGATTCTTTCTGAAGCTCTTGCTTGCGACTTACCAGCAATTGTCAATAAAAATATTTTAGGTGGTTGGAAGTACGTCAATGATGAAACAGGAGTCTTTTTCAATAATGAAGAAGATTTCGAAAAAAGTCTAAGGGTTTTACTGGAAAACTTAGATTCGTATAATCCTAAAGGATGGTTCTCTAAGAATTACGGACCTGAAAACAGTGGTAAAAGATTAAAGAAATTTTTAAAGGGTATTTACCCTGATTTAATTGAATCAAAATACGTGAAATTTGCTATCTAAATTGTTAAAATTATTAAAAAGAATATTCTTAAATGTTCTCTTTATTAATTTTTAATTCAATCAAATTATTTTTTCTTTTTACCTTTCCTTTTCTTTCTTTTTTTCTTTCCGAATAAGTAAGACTCTTCGTCACCAAAATCTTCTCCTTCATAGTTCAATAACGAGTTGCTTTGATTATCCTCTATCATGTCATCATAAATCCCAGGTGTGGGTCTATTAAAACTATCTTCATTTCTTTTACTTCCTCTTCCTCTTAAACGTTGGTATCCTAATGTACCTCCAACTCCTAAACCAATTCCTCCTAATCCTG